AAATACTGGTCGGGATTTTTTAGGATTTCTTTCGCATAAAGTTTTTTGCCATTAATTTCATAACGCCCCGCAACATTCTTCCAGAGTCCAGCGAGTTCCCCGAGTTCCAGAAGACCATAATAGCGATCAAGACCGCGCTCATCATAAAATAAACGGACTTCAACTTGTTGATTCTCCTTACTCAAACGCGACTTAGCAGTCTTTGCCTTGATAATGTTTCCAATGACTTCTTTTCCATCCTTTTCCTTAGACTTACTAAGATATATGATAGTAGAAGCGGCGTACTTAAGACCGCTGCCACCTCCCATCTCCTTAGTAGGAACATAAGCACCGATGACATCGTAAGTGTGATTGGTTACAATCATTGGAATGTTTGCCTGACCCAACTTGAGAGTGAGCATACGGAAAGCACCTTTGACAAGTTGTGATTTAGTCATATCACGAACTTGTTTATCATTCAGTGCATCGGTAATCTCTTTCTCGGTTGAAAGCATACCCAAAGAGTCTAGCACAAACATACAAGGTTTGCGTTCTCCTTCAGGTTTTTTTAAGTAAATATCTACTGCCTTGAGTGCTTTTCCACGAAACTCTTCTACGGTGACAACATTAACCACGACAAGACGAGATGTGTCGATGCCGCGTGACTCCAAGAGTGATTTGGTAATAGCGGCTTCAGTATCAAAGTAGAGACAATAACCATCGGGGTTATTATCAAGAAAATTCTTAACCACAGCGAGAGAAAAGAAAGTCTTTCCAGTACTAGACTCTCCAGCAATAGCAGTAATCTTATTGCCAGATACACCGCCAAATATGCTACCTGAAACCAGTGCGTTAAAAATGTACGAACCCGTGTCAACATAAGTCTCAGTCTCATCAATATCGGAAGCAAGTTTGGTGTATTCACCACCAACCTCTTTTACAATTTCTTTAAGAAAATCCATAATTAATTACCATAGTAGTTTTTTGAAGCGGTAAAATCATAATTTATAACACACCTAACTTGTGAATTTATTGGGCAGTTTCCAGCGTGTAGGATATTACCATTAAATAATAACAATCTTCCCTTTTTTGGAGTTATCCTCTGTCTTATTTTTAAGTTTGAAAGATTTGGATGAAAATTTGAATCTTTATCTGTTCGTTCTTCTTCAAATAAGAAGGTGTCTCCATCAGAATCATTGGCATAATATATTAGACTATAGTAATCGTTACGCATACTAAAGTCAACATGCGGACCACAAAAAGTATTATGATTTGATTCTGGATATTGAAAGGTTGTTCTTCCTCTTATCCTCAAAATCTCATTTACATCAAATTTTAATTCCTTAGATAAAAAATGTAAGATGTAAATAAATGAATGTCTATATTCGGATCCTGGCAGTCCCTCATTTACAAAATTATGCACCAATCCAGAAGCATTTAATATATTTTTATTACTCAATAAATTTTGTGGGGTTGAAGCGCCCAACCAAATCTCTGAAAAAATATACCAAGGAAAATTTGAAGAGAGTAGCATTTCTTCAATTTCATTTTGCAAACTTACTGGTACAAAATTATCTAAAATGATATAATCATTAATAATTTTGTTTGATGGATAATTCATTCTTATTTTTTTCCGTATTCAAATCATTCATTTTATAAGTCCAAAGTTTAGAGTAAAGAGCAGGATGATTCCCCTTTAAACTATTAATAATAATGTTCAACTCTTTTTCACTTATAGGAAGGGTTATCATACTGTCATCCCATACTCTTCACGAAGTATTTTTTTATAAGGTAAACCCTGTTCTCTAAGTTCTTTTACCAGTTTTAGTTTATGATACAAAGCAGCATCTCCCCCAAATCCAAGAGCACTGACAATTTTCTTTAGCTCTTCGTCGTTAATAGGCAAATCCATTAGGCAAAAAATAATTCAAGGTTTACAGTTTTTTCCACATTCCATCCAATCGTATCAAGGATTGACTTGAGTGGATCTAAGAAACTCTTTTCAAATTGTAATTCATAGTCAATGTATTTGTCAAGAGCAAGTTCCTTAGGAAATTCCTGAATGAATGAAATGACGTTTTCTTGAATAGTATTTGGTTTTTTTAAGAAAATGTATTTAACCTTCTCACCATTATTGATTAATGAATACTTATTAGTGAGTTTTTTGTCTTTGACGTAGTAGTTAAACAAAAGTGCTCCACGAATATGAATTGGAGTTTTAGGTGCATAAATGCTGGAAGAAGAATGATACTTACGAACATCAGAAGCAGTACGTGGAAAAGCAATTTGTTCTGGTGGAAGACTTTTAAATTCTTCACGACACTTATCAATAAACTCAATCACCTCTTCTTCAGTTCCATTCATCATCAGTTTGAGACCATCCTTAATCATCTTGCGACAAGGTGCTGGTGTAGAAGATTTGACTGCTTCAATTCCCATAATCTTGAGTTTGGGTTCTTCATAGCGAACACCTTCACTATCCCAGACATTGAGGATATAACGCTTCTTAGCAGTCCAGATTCCACGCTCGGCAATGTTCTCACGCTTCATCTGCATCTTCTGGTCATAGGCATTCACATAGTCTGCCAGTTCTTGGTAGCAACTTTCAATATACTTCTCAAGTTCCACCTTAGCGACCTTATCAAGGAACGAAACAACGCTTTGAGTAGTTTTCTCTCTTCCCTTGTATACACTTTCAACCAGAGGACCCATATCAAGATAAATGGAGTCAGTATCAGAAGCAATAACATAATCAACCTCTTTTGTCTTGAGAATTTTGTTTAGATAGGCATTCATCTTGTTCTCAATCCAACGGATAGAAACCTGACCAGACAAAGTGATTGCCTCAGCGTTTGCTAATTTGTAATAACGGAAATACTGATTGCCGATAGCACCATAAGCAGAGTTAAGTTGAATCTTCCTCGCCATTTGGATATTGTTACACCGAGCAATCTCTTTAACTAATTCCTTATTTTTAGTCTTTTCATATTCTTGCTTTGCTGCAAGCATTTTCTTTTTGTAGATAGTGCGGTCTTGATAGATTTTTTCCATCAGTTCTGGGAGGAACCCACGCACATCTTTGCGGAACATTGCTCCATTAGCACACACTGCCTTATCTTTATACAACTCAAAGGTAAGATCCTGATTTAGAATCTTATCAACAGTTACAGTTGGATGCCTCTCGTCCAGAAGGGTTTCTGGAGAGATGTTGTATTGCATAATCAGGTGAGGGTACAGAGAGTTCAAGTCAAAACTTACCACCCAATCATACATTCCAGGAATCGGTTCCTTAACATAAGCACCAGCATACTTAGAATCCTTATCAGAACGTTCTTTTGGGGGAATTACAATGTTTCTCTTCTTGAGATAATTGTAAATGATACTGTCCCACATTCTTACTTGAAAAAACACATCGACAAAATTGACCTTTGCGTCAAGTGCCATTGTCACGGCAAGTTCAATAAGTTTCATCTTATCTTCCAGACGATCAACAAGTTTCACGTCAAGAATGTTATACTCTACAAATTTTTGCCAACCCTTGGTGTAGAAGTCTTTAAAAGTATCAAACTCAGAGTGGTCAAGTTTTTTCTGCCCCAATTCCACATTTGCAATATGGTCAAGACGATAAGATTCTTGATTAGTATAAGTGAATTTTTTATACAAATCCAGATAGTCCAGTTGAGTGATTCCACCAACATCATAAGAAATATGCTTACGTCCAGAAATATACACTTCATCCTCAGTGACAAGACCCCAAGGAGATAATCTCTTCATCAATTTTTCGCCAAGAACACGATCTAAACGACGGGCAAGATATGGAATATCATACAGTTGGATATTCCATCCAGTTATCACCTCTGGAGTATTTTCTTCAATCATCCACCAGTTGATAAAATCATGCAATAAATCATACTCAGTAGAAAACTGCTTATAGACTACATCTTTGCCTGGATTGTTGAAAGGTCCAAGACCCCAGGTACGAATTCGTTTCGTAGCATAATCTTGAATTGTGATAAGAAGAACTTCCTCTGCAGCAGACTCTACATCAGGGAATCCATTCTCCGATGCAACCTCAATATCAAGAGTAGTGAGTTTAATTTTATTGATGTCAAACTTTAATTCTTCTTCAGGATACGTTTCAGAGATATACTGATAGATGTACTTATCGTTTCCATAAATTTTAAATCCCTCAACATTCTCATACTTTTTAATAAACTCTCGACATTCGCGGACAGTTCCAGGATGAATCTCATCCACGTAATCTCCCGTAAGAGTTTTATATTTTGTTTTTTTATTTGCAGGGATAAAAAGAGTCGGGTTAAACTTCTCACGGGTAATGAAATGTTTTCCATTTTCATAACCACGGACCAAGAAGTGATCCCCGACCATCTGGACGTTAGTATAAAATCGCATTATGCAGTTAGTTCAAGATACTTTTGAATAATTTCTTCTTTTGGTTCAACTACAGTAAGAATGTCACTGGAGCGAAGCATTAATTCATTTTGACCAGATACTTCTGGCCATGGAACCAATTCACCATCAACGAACTCATATGGATTGATTATTTTGCAGTTAGGTTCCCCTGGTTCTGCCTCAACCTCAATGACTTCACAGATAACTACGTTATCAACTTTCAGAAGAAGTCCCTTGATCTGTTTGTTGTTTAAAGGCATTTACTCTCTCCTCATACATTTGCTTAACAGATTCCATTGGCTCGACAACTGTAACCACCCAATCAGGTTTGATTGGAATAGCAGTATCAGAGGTTAAAAGAATCCATGGAGACATAGTGATTTCGACCATACTATCACTATCCTTCACTTCTTCAGTAAGAAGAAGTGACTTTTGACTGGTAATTTTAAAAGGATTGTTTAGAAGATATCCAACAATTTTATCTTCTTCAACAATCAACTCTTTTGCATCTGAAATAACAGTTTCCCCAGATTTCAGAATAACTAATTTGATTGACATGCGTTCAGTACTTCTCCTTACTATTATAGCAAATTAAAAAGGGAGGTGTCAACTGGTTTTTGCCAGTTACCTCCCGTGGCATAGCGCCGACGATATTCAAAGATATTTAGTCACCATTACCTCCACCACCATCACCAGCACCACTTCCAGGATTAATAGGAACTGCTCTTCCAGCACCTACATTAGTCACTCTTCCTTTATGATAAACCTTATGTGCTTTTGCTGCTGGATATGAAATAGTCTTTATTTCATTAAGAAATTGGTGGAAAGATTTCATTTTTATTTTTATTTAGAGATAGTCCTTGCGAGCGTGATGGTCTGGCACTATTTTCCCAAGTACGATCCGTAGAAGTCCGTCTTCAAATGTGACTTCACGGACTTCTGTGTCGTCGGATAAAGTCCACGCTCTTTTAAAACTTCTGCTAGCCACTCCCTTGTGGATAAACGTCCTATCCGATTCGGCATCTGCTTTTTGCCCTTCGACAAAAAGTTTTCCATACTCTGTGAAAACATTGACCTCTCCTTTCTTGAATCCTGCTAATGCGAGTTCCAGATGGGATTCAACATTATTTATTTGTACTAGGTTATATGGGGGGTAGTTCGTTGTAGTTTCGTGAAGATTAAAAAGACGATCGAAGTATTCATCCATTCCAATGCTATTGCGGGTAATTCGTTCCATCAAAGCAGGAAGATCCGCAGCAGTATATCTCGTAGAACTTGTCATTATGGTAGCTCCTTTAAAAGCGAGTTTGTGTTTTGTGGACCCTTTCGGCATCCGTATATAATTATAATACTTCTTACAAAAAACGGGGTGTTGAACCCCGTAATTCTTTTATTCGGTTTCCACTTCTTTAAGATGAACTTTTAAAGCATCTTTCCATTGTTGTTCGGTATACCCACAAGCAATGAAAAATCTGCGAACCATTTCTAGGAATTGATTTTCATTTAGATATGGATCATCACATCTAATCTCTACATCTTCATCGGGAAGAGCAAACTTAGCATTAGGATTGTTATGCCAGGCGGCACCTTCGTTTTGGTGACGAAAACGAAATTCAAAACTTCCCGAAGACATCACTCAGCATCCTCAACTTTCTTCTTCTTGGATCCAATATTATACTTGGTTTCCAGAATCCAGTCTCCCTTATCCTTATAAGCAAGGACTTTAATTTGATTAAGTGGTGCAATATCTTGAATCTTGGTAGCATCAACAATATCAATCAGCCCCCAATCAGCGAGAAGTTGAGCGATACGATTGCGACGTTGCACATCATTCACGGTCAGGTTAGCATGTTTGCCATCCAGAGCAAACAGTTCCTTAAAGTGAACGAGATAATATCTACCTTG